GCTTTTCATACTCTTCTTTTGTAATATCTTGGTAAGGTGCTTGTGCATAAGTGTGGTCACTATGTGGCAAGAAACTTATTCCTGATATTTCATCGAAGTGTTTGTATACCCATGCACCTACTTCCATCCATTCTTCTTCTCTAACAGAGATTGTTACAGATGGTTTGTGTTCACACCAATACTCTTGATATGTTTGCCACATTCTTAATTGGTCAATGGCTGACATATCATTTCTTGTTGTTGCACCTTCAGGTGATTTCATAGGAAAGCTAAATACAGTTGTACTATTTGGTTTCATAACATCAGGTTCGTTAGGAATACCACTGTCAATCATAAACTGTGTTAGTGGGTCTTTGTTGTCACCACGAACAGTGCGAATGTAATACTTGCTATGTCTAGCGTGTATGCCACTTGCACTATCCACAAGTTGTGAAACAGTGCCACTTGGTTTTACACAAGTGATTGCAGTTGATTGTGATATACCCAACTCTTCAGAAAGTTTTTTATTTGTTTCAATAGCTTTCTCCTTTAATCTTGTAAGTATTCCACCAACTCTTAACCCATCAAATACTTGCTGACCATCTTCAAATACCATTGTGTTGTGGTCATTAAATAATTTATTATCCATAATCCCTGTAAGAGAAACACCAAGAAGCCTTTCTTCCTCTGTATTATCTTTCCATATCTTTCGTAGATATTTAAAGTTAGTTAATGTAGATTGAAATGTTCCAAGAATAGTAGCCATCTCAACTTTTTCTAATAAAGTTTCTTCCGTGTCATCTGCTCGTATGACTACTTCAGATAAGTTACAAAACTGATAGGGTCTCAGTATTATTTCACTACAGGGATTACAGCCAAAAGCATAATCAGTTTTACGTCTACCATTTCTCTTAGCCTGTTCGATAGCAGACTTACGATTAAAGATACCACGTTCACCTGATTTACTTTCAACAAGTGATAACCATTCACGCATAAATGTTTCCATTTGTATTTTATACTTGTAGGCAACGCTGTTATTGGACAATGCTCTTTGACTTTCATTCTCCCACCATTGACCTGACTTTGCGTGTCTCATTTGGTCATCACCTAAATTTGAAAGACTGATGAGGGCAGATCGCCTTACCCCACCAACGACTACTACCTCACCAATCTTACACATTATATCGTGACATTCTATGGGATACAATCTTCTACCTGCTGCACCTTTGAATATTCCGATACAAAACCGATACAAGTCCATTAGAGGTTCAGGACCTGATGCTCTACCACCAAATGTTTTAAGTCTAGCACCTGCAGGTCTGACATCTTCAACGTCAAACACAGGAATCTGACCAACATAAAGCATCGCAATGAGTTCCCTCAATGCTCTAGCCCAACCTGCCCTTGAATCGGCAACCTTAACTACTGTTGTACTATCTTCAAAATGTTCATTTACAACAGGTAGTTTATCTATGTTTTCTCTTTCTACAGAGAAACCAACACCTGTTCCACACATAAGAATATACATACATTCATCAAAAGCACGAGGGCTGTCAACAGGTATGTATGAACAGTTGTATCCTGCTACATGACATTTATCTAGTGCTACTCCTGCTGTCATCAATGCTCTCATACTAGGCATGACATTTAAATTTATTATGTGGTGGAACAATTTATCTCTTAACTCATAAAATATCCTTTCATCATAGTTATAGTTTTTTACTAAATGGTCTTGCATATAGTTTAAATATCTATCTACAGTTTCTGACCATTCTTCTCTTCTGTTTTCTTCAGAAAGCCACCTAGCGTATCTAGATAAGGCTATGAAGTTTTGATAATCGGTTGGTAGGCTGTTTCCTAAATTACTCATCTCTGTTTCTCCCTTGTGTTACTCTCGAATTAACAACGTGCATACCATTTATCTCATGCACATACTCTCTTAATGCTTCAGCTATATCCTCTGTAACATCTCCATCAGAAGGAATTGCATATTCATCAGGGTCTATCTTTATATCCATATATACTTTGACTCTAATCGACATTTTTAATCTCTATTAATCTGTTTAAATACCAACTTGCTTTCTTTAAATCCTGCACACCATTTTTATATCTATATCTCCATAGATACTTTATTATATTACCTTGTAGGTAGTATTCAAATCCATCATCTGTAGCAGATTCAATAGCATCTATACACTCAATACCCTTTTGATTATAGTGTGGTGGATGATTTACCATATCTTTAACTAACTCTCTGTTTAACATCTTGGATTTTTTACCTGATGGTACAACATCTTCAAAATCTACCATGTCTTTTATACTAGCTGCCATTAAGCATTCTCCCCTGTTTTAAAATTTAGTCTGATGATGTTACCATCTCTTTCAATATTTGTCAATCTTTTTTTATCTTTTTTATTGTCTTGATTACCAAAATCTTTATCTGTTTTTTGTAAAAAAGTATCTAAAAGGTCGCTAAACTCTGGATTTTCTTCTGTAAGTGGTATTACACTACACATCATCTGACAGATATGCCAAATATCACTTTCATCTTTTTTATTTAGTGGTGTTTTGTCAGAAGAAATAATATTTAAAGTTATTATACCATTCCAATTCTTAGTTTTTGGGTCTATAAATGGTCTAACTTGTATTATAAAGTCTTCAGGTTTAACTTTTGTAATCATTCTTTCTTTGTTCCTTTGTATGCTATAAAGCTATCAATTTTAATTTTCTTTTTCTTTTCTTTTAACCAATCTTCAGGTATACATTTGTCGGAAAAAATAAATCCATTTCTTGTACACCAATCTGCATAATTAGATTTAGCATTTTTATATATCTTTGTTTTGCTATTTGAAAAAATAAATCTAATATCTAAATCAGGATGTTGTGCTTTTATATGAAAATGTTTTTTTCTGTCTGCTAGTTTAAATTCACCTTTAGTTTCTATTATTATACCATTTGGTAGTATAAAGTCAGGGGTATACTTTCGATAGTAGATGTCTTCCCACTCTATCTTAACTGTTTCATACTTAAATTTTACTTTTTGTTCAGTAAGATACTCGGCAATACTCTCTTCTAAACTACTCCTATACCCCTTAGACATTTAGAAATTATACCATCTAATGCTTGAGCCATAATCATAGCCAAGTGCTTTCATTTCATCACGCACTAGCTTTTCAGCTTCTTTCTTTTGCTCAATAGCATGACGTAAACCCTCTGTTCTACGTTCACGATATTCTTTTTTAAGTTCAAAGAGTTCTTTCTCTTTTTCCTTAATCATTTCTGCCATGTCATCTATTTTTATATTTTCCATTATTCATCTCTCCATATTTTCTTTGCTTCTCTTTTTAATTTATCACTCCAAGTCCATGAATCATAGTTTGGAAATACTAAAGAAGCTAACTCATGTCTATCATTACTAATAGACAAAAATTTCTGTATACTAAATGCTACTTTTTTTAGTTGTTTTTCGTATACAGATAGATTTTTTAGTGTAAACTTCTTATGCTCTTTAGGTGTAGCAAAAAATAAATCTACACTATTGTTTGGATATGCCATAGAATACAATGCCATTTGTCTTCTTTGTGCTTCAGTAGGTTTGCTTGGCATTCTTGTAGTTGTTTTTAAATCTACTATCTTGCCTTCAAATCTAAAGTCAATATAACCAATGACAGGTATTGGCATATCCTCAAATTTTACTTCGACTTTCTCTTGATACTTNTCTAAGTTTTTATACTTAAAATTAGTATCAATTACTTCGCCAAAGTTTNTTAATAGTTTCCTTTCCTTTTCTACTTTAACATCTGCCGAATCTATATTAGACTCTGCACACAAGGTAAGNAACTCCATATCTAATAAATCGAAATCAAACTTTCCTGTTTCATATTTATTAGCTAATACAGACTCCTGAACTATACCTCTGATTGCTCCTGCACCACTACCTGACTTGATACCAAACAGATACCTAGCTACCCACATAGGCATATCGCTTATGTAGGTATTCATACTGCTAGGTGACAAGTAGTTAATGTTGTGTGCATTAAATGGATTATTACTTCGCATCAGATTCCAATTCTACATCAACAAATTCATCAACTGTATTTGCTTCTTCGTCTGTAAGTTCAGACTCACGTTTGTCTGTCCATGTTTTAAATATATACTCATTATAGTTTTTAATCCATTGAACAAACTCTTCAAATAATTTATGTTGTTCATCTGTAATATCTAAAACATTATTCGTGACATCTGCTGTCGGAAGGTAAAAAGAGTTACCATTTGGTAAGTCTCTTTTCTCTGTAGCACACTCAATGTTATGCTGTGGAAGTATGTGTTTCCACCCATGCATCTTTGCTATTGGAACACCCATTATTTTAAAAGCATCTCGGTTATCAATCTCCCAAATAAACGGAATACTTTTGTCCATAACAATGTCTTCTCCTCTTGCATCTACAGGATTATTTAAAACGACAGTACCAAATATGGCACGGACACGTTTAATACCTTTGATTATTTGCTTTGTNTTTTCAGGTAAAGCATTGTAATCTTTTATAAATCCTGCAGGTTTGCCACAGTTAAACCCACCCATGTTATCTTTCAAATCATTGTTGAGTCCTTCCGACATAACTGTTTTAACATAAAACCCATTCTCATTGTCAGGCTTAACATACTTTTTGTACATAAACCTTTGTATATATGGTCTTATAGTAACAGTATCTGAATAGTAAGAAGTATCATTCTCTAGGTCATCTAGTTTGTAAACTCCACCATTAACAAGTGCAGCTTGGGTCTTCTTACCTTTAACTTCTACCTCACCCATGATAGGTGANTGAGATATTTTTAATCTATTAAGTGTAGACGTTTGTTTCTTTTGAGAAACATCTGCTGTCATGCCCATAGATTGTGACATGATTGCAAAATTATCTGTGTCTATTGTTGCTATATTATTATTCATATTTTTCTCCATAGTTGAAATTAAATTATATCATATAACGTCTTTGGTGTCAAGCCAATTATCACCAATTTTTGCTTCTAATAATAATGGCACATTTAACATAATATCAAAATGTGTATTTATTATTGCTGTCATATCTTCGTTTACTTGCTTTATGATAGATAGTATAAACTGTACTTCATTTGGGTGTACATCTATGACTATAGAATCATGTACAGTATTAACGACACATGACTTACATTTCCACCATTTTAATCTACTATGTATTGTATTAAGTATAAGTGGAACTATATCTGCTGTAGCAAAACTCTGCACAGGGTAATTCTTTATCTGTGTAAAATAGGTAACACTNCCATCTCTTTTTCTCTTTACATCAGGNAAAGAAAACTGTCTACCTGATGGTGTGGTTATCTTTCCTGTGTTCATAACCTCTTTAGCCAAGTTAGAATGCCACGAAGTAATCCCTTTGTATTTTTCCGTGAACTGTTTATAATANGTTGCTTCAGCAGTTGTCCTCCCAAACCCTGTTGCTCCGTAAAGAGGNGCAAATGTGTGTGCTTTACCCTCTTGTCTACTAATCTTTTGTCCTGCATCAGTAATAATCTTTGCAGTATACGAGTGAACGTCAAAGCCATCTTCAATCTCCTTTATTGCTGTTTCATCCTGTGACAAATATGCAGCAGCTCTAAACTCTAATTGTGCAAAGTCTGCTTCTAATATCTTGCCACCTTCCCAACGTGATACAAATACACTTTTTACAGGAAACGTACCACCTCTAGGCATGTTCTGCATGTTAGGGTCTGCTCCACTAAATCTTCCTGTGGATGTTCTATGTTGTAGCAGTTTAACGTGTAGTTTACCATCCTCTTTTACATTTGTTTGTATTCCATCAACAAAAGAAGACAGATAAGTGTCAAGTGCAGATAGTCTTATAACCTTTGATAAAAACTCTTCAGCTTGTTTCATACCTTTTTCTCTAGAAACTTTGAGTAAATAATCTAGATTAGTCTTACTTGTGCTCCATCCGTGTGCAGACACCCATTTAGCATTTGGTGGTGTAAATTTTAACCCTGCTATCTTATTAGTAGGTATGAACATATAACCAAGACTATCACATACATTACATTTGGTAGGTCGTGCATATGGCTTTCCATCTTTCTTTACCTTTCTTATTGACCCAACACCTTTACAGGTTTGGCATTTCTTTGCTTCTGTTTTATAGACTATAGTAGAATTGTTTTTTACCTTTTCTTTATACTCTTTAATAGGCATATAAGGTGAGAATACTACAGACCATTCTGTTTTACTATTCGGCTTTCTGCTATATATCATTGTAGATAATTGTTCAGGACTATTTAAGTTTATAGGTGTGTGACCCATTAAATTAACAACTTCTTTTCTTAAATAATCTTCTATTTCTTTTTTCTCATTTGTAAATTGTGTTCTAACATCATCTAATTTAGCTACGTCAACACTAAAACCATTCCTATATATATCAGCCAAAGTGAGGGCGACACTATTAGTAAGATTAACTGTATCATTAAGTCTAGAATATTCTTCGGTAGCAAGTTTATTAGTAATTTCATTGTATAACTCCTGTGTAGCTTTTAAATCTGCTGATAGATAAGATGATAACTCTTCTTTTGGTATTTCATCTACTCCATAGCCATCTTTTAAATATTTTTTAAGTGTGTCTTGTTTTTTAGTGTTTAAATTATATCTTTCTGCACAGGCTTCAAGTGATAATGGTTTCTTCTGACCACGTTGTAGTATGTATTCACCTAACATGGTGTCAAATACTTTGCCATCATATCTATACCCTGTTTCCCAAAGCCACAATAAATCGTGTACAATATTGTGACCTATCAATAGTCTAGTTTTATCTAATACTTCTTGTATCTTTTGTTTTGTACCTACACAAGCTGTTCCAAAAACATAATCATCAAATCTATACAGATGTTCTTCTCCTGTTTCTGTAAGCATACCCACCATAACTAATTTATTGTCAGGTTCAAATGGGTCAAAATGTTTTTTACCATCTCTGTCTGTAACTGTATTCTCTACATCAAGAACTAACTTCATTATATCTCCTTTAAGCTATATATCTAGCTGTTTTATAATCTAACTCACAATGCACATTGCCATGCCAACCTGATAATTTATTCTTGACAATGTTTAAATGTCTCTGTGCATCTTCACCATCCTGTCCTTCTACAGGTGGGTTTTTAGCTATTAGTATCATCAAGTCTGCTTCTGCAGCTTTTCCTGTTCTACTGCCTTCCATCATGCTTTGATTTAGTATTATCTTACCCTCTGCTTCGGCAGATAGTTGTGACATATAAAGCATGGCACAGTTGTATTGCTTTGCTATTTGTCTTGCATGAACTGCACAGGCTTTGAGTGCTTCATCTGCTCTTGCATATCCTTGTGTTGTAGCAAACTTATCACCCATGTCAAGTACAACTACGTCAGGTTTGTATGACTTAACAACCGATTCAACCCAATTCATATCTCTCATAGAACTGTCTTTTATTTTAATATTATCTTTAACTTTAGAATAAAGTTCCTGTGCTTTCTTTGGGTCGTTTCTAACTTCGTGTAATGTCATTCCTGTAGCAGATGTGAGGTATCTAGCACCAACTCTATGGCTACCCTCTTCATTACATAGCACAATACATTTAGCACCTTGATGTGCAAAACCATTT